CGGGCCTGCGAGGCGGAAGTCGCGCTCACCCCACCCGCGGAGCGCGAGCAGGGCGTCATAGATCAGCGACGCCTCCGGCTCGTCGGGGTGCGGGATGCGCTCGCCCGCGAAGTACTCCGCGAGGGAGCGCCGGGTGCGTTTGGGGCCGGCCCTCCCGCCTCCCATTCCGCTGCTGCCTCGAGGCGGCTGCGCAGCTCGCTGCGGATCGCGCCCGGGAGCAGTTCGGCATTGCGGATCGTGATCGGCAGGCCCTTGCCCTCGCCGTCGACGAGCGTCCAGCGCGTGACGGCCTTCGTGACCAGGAACGACATCGCCGCGGCCTCGTCGTAGAAGCCGAAGTCCTGGGCATTCCCGCGCTGCCAGCCGAACTGCCCGACGGACTCCAGCTCGCCGGCGCCGAGCTCGGTCCGGTGCGTGATCGAGTCCTGTTCGTGGGGCGTGCCCGGGCAGGGGCACGCCACCTCGAACGTGTCGACTGCGTTCGGATCGGCGAAGCGACTCACGGGACCGCCGAGATGTCGTTGGTCAGCGTGACCCGGCCACGGCCGCCGAGCGTGGCGTCCTTGACCCACACGCCCTTGGCGAGGTACAGGTGCTCACCCTCGTGGTCGCCCAGGTCCACCGACGTGAACGTGCTGCGGAAGTCGATCGTGGCGACGTTGTTGCCCGAGCCGTCGATCGACACCCGGAAGCGCTGCTCGGTGGGAAGCGAGCCCGCGACCTCGAACACGTCGAGGACCGACGTCTTCGTCCCCGACGTGATCTTGATGAGGGATTCCCACTCGACCTCGCCCTTGTCGGAGCGGCCGTACGCCGTCGCGGTGTCGCTGGTCCCGCCGTAGGCGCGCCTGGCCGCATTGAGCGTGCTCGTGAACCGGAACGACTTGAGGGTGGCCGTCTGGTCGGTCAGCGAGGCGAATGCCGTCGCCGTCGAGCCGATGGCGAGGGTCGACAGGTGACCCTCCATGGTCTCCAGCGTCGCGGGCGCGCTGAGCGATCCGGTCATCGCGTTCGGTGCCCGATCGAGCGCCAGGAGTCCCGCCGTGCCCTGCCACATCGAGTTGCCCGGCGAGGACAGCGCATCGAAGCCGAACTCCAGCTCGTTGCACAGGACGCCGATCGCGCGCCACTCGTCCTGGGTGGAGTTCTCGTCGCCGTACTGGACGGTGTAGTACTTGATCGTGTCGGCCGTGTCGTCGAACGTGTAGGTGTAGACGTACGGCCCGGAGCCGGTCGGCGCCACCGAACCCGCGACATGCATCTCGAGGATGTGCATGAGGTCCTGGAAGCGGCCAACGAACGGCAGCGACGCCTGCGCGCCGCGGACACCGGTCGAGCGCCGTCCTGGCTGCTCGCGGCTCGACGACCCGAAGTCCTCGTTCGGGCTCTCCGACGCCCGGTCGAGCTCGAACCCGAGGAAGCCGGCGTCGGCCGGGAACACGGTCGTCGCGGCGACGCCCGTCCCCACGACCGACTGCCGGCCGAGCTGGATCTTGTGGAATACGGCCTCAGACACGGGTCAGTCCTCCGACGCGGCCGAGGCCGCCTGATAGTTCCCCGTGCCGATCAGGGCGTCACGGAGTGCGGCGATGTCCCCCGGCTTGACGTCGTCCGGGGAGGCGGGACGGGATTCGCCCTGGCTGGCCCACGCCAGCCTGGCGAGCTGGTTGGCGGACAGGTCCGCCGCAGGGATCCCGCCGACGATGCCCGGGCCGACATACGTCAGGACCGGCTCGGCGGAGCGGGTGTCGAACTCGGCCTTCGTCTTCACGGCAACTCCTCGTCGATGATCCGGCGGGCGACGTCGAACGCCGCCTGCTCGTGCTGGCTGGCTGCGCGCCCGATGAACGGATTGGCGGTTGCCCCGGGATGGCGGATGTTTCCCTGCGACTTCGCCACGCCCACGGCCTTCTGGTCCGGGAAGCGGATTCGGTGCGCCCTGGTCCCGTCGATCACCATGTGGCGGTAGTAGGCGATCCGGGGTCGGGCGGTGATCACCGTCGCCGGCCGGTTGCGGCGGGCCTGCCGTGACGAGATCGATCGGCGCAGCCGCCCGGTACGACGCGGGGCGGCTGCCTGGACGAACGGCTTGAGGAACTTGCCCGAGGCGTTCGTCGCGCGCTGCAGCGCCTTCTTGAGCTCGGGGCCCATCACCTTCTCGAGCTCGCGCCTGAGCTCGTCGGCGCCGCGCACGTCGATGTCCACGCTCACGGTGCGAGGACCTGCGGCTCGTAGAACTCGACGATGACGGTCAGGTCCCAGCCGTAGTACTCGTCACCGCCGTAGGTGAACACGGCGAGCTTGAACTCGGTCGTGTACGCCTTGCGGATGCCCGTCACGCCGAGGTCCATGTCGGACCACGTCGCCGCGGTGAGCACGCCCAGCCACGACAGCATCGCGGTCATGTCGCGCGCGAGGTCGCCGGTGTGCTTGGCGTAGTGGAACCAGACGTGGTACTCGAGCGAGTAGTCCAGCTGGCCCGAGCCGAGGACGACCTCGCCTTCGGGCAGGATCACGATGACCCACGGCGACGTCGGGATCGCGTTCGGCATCCGTGCCGTGGACACCCGAACCGCCGGGTAGCCCGTCGGGGGCGTGAGCGTGCCCGAGGCGTACTTCGCGGCCAGCGCGTCCGCGATGGTGAGCGCGTTCATCCGGGCGGCAGCACGACGCGGTACGCCTTGAGCGTCGCCCAGTGGTAAGCCGACACATAGCGGCTCACCAGCGGCGCACCCGTCTCGTCGTTGCCGATGACGTCGGCCTGCCCGGACTGGCGCGCATGCCAGGCGCGCACGGCGGTCGTAAGGGCCACGTCGATGAGGTCGTCGGGCATGGCCGTCCAGCCGGTCGTGGCGGTCAGGCTGATCGTGTCGTAGCCGCGCGGGAAGTAGCGCCGGCTGTGGCGGTCCGACAGGCATACCCACTCGGCCGGCCAGCCAGGCGCGCGCTCGGCGGTCGTCGGCCGCACGAAGAAGTCGGTGCCCTCGGTCCCGGCGCTCGTCTTAGCGCCGCCTGTGTAGTCGGCGAACGTGAGCGCGCTGATGGCGCGGATCCCGCGCGGGAAGTAGAAGTGCGGCCAGCCGGTGCCGTCGATGAGGTACGTCGCCGAGCCAACCGGCGCGACGATGCGCCCCGTTCCCTGGGGGCTCTCGACGAACTGGTTGACCTGGTCGCAGATCGTCCCGATCAGCGTGTCGTCGGCGGTGTCGGTGACGCCCGAGGCGAACAGGCGGGCCTTGACGGTGGCCGTCGTCGCGTAGGTCCCGGTGGCGGTGGTCACGGCATCATCCTCGGGCGGTGGTGAGGGACATCGCTAGGACACGGCCCGGACATCTGCGCGCCATCGGCGGACGGTCCGCGGGTCCACGTCGAGGTAGTCGGCGAGCTGGTCGACGGTCGCATCCCGGCCGACGGCTTTCTCGGCCTCGGCCAGGCGGTCCCGTGCCGGGACAGCGCGCAGTGGCTCCTGGCCGCGCTGGACGTAGGGAAGGACCGGATCGTGGCGACAGTTGACGCACGGACCTCCGTCGTCGGTTGCTGCGGCGCAGAAGCCGCACACGATCCGGGCCATCTCCCTACGCCGTGGCGTACTGGGGCACCGTGCCGGTGTGCGTTACCGTCACGTCGTTGGTGCTGGTCGTGGCGACCTTCAGGAACCCGGAGAACGCGACGTTGAAGGGGTAGGTGCCTTCCGCGATGCTCGCCTTGAGTGTGGCGATGGTGCCCTTCTTGTCGCTGATGGTGATCGCGGCCGCCGCCGTCGTGTTGACGATCACGGCTCCGAGGATGCCGCTCGATGCCGCGGCGTAGGAACCAGCCGCGACGCCGATCGTGATCGTGTCGTTGCCGGTGTTGATGACCCAGCCGACACCTGTCGCAGATGTGACGGAGCGGAAGATCTTCGTGCCCGTGGCGACCGTCCCGTCGAGCGGGGTGATCGTCTCGGTGATGGTCTGGCCGTTGAGGTCCGTGCCGACGATGTCGATGGTCCCGAGCGTGTCGGTGACGCCGCCGACCTGGGTGTGGGTGACGGTGATGAGCGCACCACCCGACCAGGCGGGGGAGGCATTGGCGACCGTGTACGCGCCAACCTTCATGTTGACCGAGGTGACGATCCGGTTGGCGACGGCCGCCGTGGTCGCGGCGGTGTTGGTGTAGTTGCTGAATGTCTCAGGCATCAGCGCTTCTCCCCGGGAGCCGCGGTCGCCTGCTCGACGCGGGGCTCATGCGGCAGGTTCGGGGGTCCGAACTTCTCGGGCCACTTCTTGACGGCCGGGTCGTTGGCCCGGATCAGCTCGCCCTCGCGGAAGATTCGGTCGTCCTCGCCGTCCTTGACCTTGCCGACGAACGACGCGAGGACGGCGAGGGTGTCGGGGGTGTTCGCCATCGGTTCTCCTTGGGTGGGTGCCCCCGGCAGGGAGGGGTCCTGCCGGGGGCCTTGGGGATTACTGGACCGAGAGGGAACGACCGGCGTCCGCCGCGATGGGCTTGGCCGTGTTCCGCCAGTACATGTAGATGCCGCGCTGGCCCGTCGGGAACGACGGGGTCGCGCCGTTCAACATGTTCTGGATGACCTCGACGTTCATGCCGATCCGGTCGACGATGATGTACGACTTGGGATCGCAGAAGACGACGATGATCGCCCCGTCGGTGGTCAGGGTGGACACCGCCGAGGGCACCTCCCAGACCGGGTAGCCGAGGAGGCGCAGCCCGGTGTTGCCCGACTGGGCAAGGGTC